GATGGTGGTGCGATTACTTTTAACGATGCATATAAATTCCCAACATCTGATGGAACAAATGGACAAGCACTTATTACAGATGGTAGTGGTGTTTTAAGCTTTTCTGATGTAACATCATATACAGATGCAGATACACTTGCATATATCAATTCACAAGGGGTAATTAGTGGTTCTTCACAAATAACAGATTTAACTACTCACAAAGAAACAGTTAGTGGAGCATCTTCATATGTAGTAGACCACAACTTAAATGAACAATATCCAATAGTACAATGTTGGAATACTTCAACTTCACAACAAGAACAAGCAGAATCAGTAACAACAAATTCAGTAAATAGAGTAACTGTAACTTTTGCTGGTACTTTTACAGGTTTAATCATTGTAAAAAAATAAATTTATGGTATATGATGTGTATTATACTACTGGCGGTGGACCTTGGGTAAACGCTGGAACAGATGCTTGGGTAAATTTATGGTTGGAATTGATTGTTCCTCATTTGCAAATAAAACCTATACTTCTTATTCATAGAAACAAACCAGAAGGACACGAAGATTATAAATTTCCGATACAAGCTCATTGGCATGGTGATGATATTGAAAAGTTTGAAGAACTATGTAAGGGAGCACGAAGAATCAATATATTACATGGACATTATACACCAATGAAGGTAATAGAAGAAAATTTAGATAAGATTCATTCAAATATTCTTCATAATTCAGTAGACCATATCTTAAAATCACAAGTTGGAACTGATGCTTATTTTGGTTGGCATCCTTATTTAGATTCAAGTTGGGAACAAAAGGTTACTAAATATGCAAAACATAATATATGGATAGGATTGTATGATATTTTAATTCCAAATAAAAGAATAACAAACTTTTACGAATTTAAATACAATTTACCTTTGAGTGAATCAAATAATTTAGGTTTTGCTTCAAGATGTGAAGGTAGGAAAAATCCACATTACTTAGATGGTTTGAAATCTTTCATATTTACAAATTCATTTCATTTCAAAACTGTATGGAAGGGGTTTGGTAAATATGATTATTCTAAATCTAAAATTTATCACTATGATTCTAAATTCAAAGATATATTCTATAATATGGATTGGGGAATATCACACTCTGCATTTTCATCCGAACCATTTGGATATGGTATATTTGAAGCCGTTGATAGAGGAAAGTTGCCAATATTACACAAAACTTGGTGTTCTGACTTTGAATACCCATATAGAGTTTCATCTAAAAAAGAATTTGTAGATATTTATAATGGAATCATTGAATCATCCTATGAAGAAAAGAATAAATGGTTCAATAAACTAAAAAATTATATGATAAGCGAGTTTTCTAACAAAGATAAGTGGATAGAAGATTTACTTAATATTTATAATATATAGGAAACAATTATGGCCAGAACTTCAGGAGATACACTTAGTTTAAATAATCTTGCAGGTGCATTAGGACAAACACAAGGAACTGATGTATCGCTTAATACATTGCAATCCATAAATGGTACGGCTAATACACAAGTTTCTTTAGATGATTATGCAGTTGATTCAGTTGATTCTGTAACAGGATTTACATATGCTGTAGAAGGAACTAATGAAACTTATACCATGAACTTTAGTGGAGAAGGAACTGTAGCTAGAAACTATTTTGCTAGAGATATCAAAACAAGAGGAGCAAATTTTACTTGGGCAGTATCACCTACATATAATTCGGGAGGTAATACTGCAGGATATATTTCATTAGAGGCCTCTGCTGATTATACAAATCAAATTACAGTAGGAACTATGAATCCTGAATTTAGTTCTGCTCAAACTTCTTTAATGAGTAATTATTCTCATACAATTACTGGTACTTTTGCAGATGGTTATAATAACCATGCTACAAATTATAATACTGGTTTAACAAAAAATGTATATTCAGTAGATTCTTATGATGGTAACTCAACTTCGTTATGTATTTTAGTAGATACTCCTGTTGTATTAACAGATGGTTCTACTATTGAAGCTGGAGATGTAACTGAAGGATTAAAATTACAAGGGTACTCTTTTAGTGGTTTATCTGAAGATTCTGATGGTAATTTTTACAATTGGTCATCTGAAGAAAAGGGTGAGGCCGAAGAGGAAGTTGAAGTAGTAAATGTTGTATTTTCATTTTCAGATGGATATTATAATATCAATGATGGAGAAATTAAAGCAACACAAGACCATCCAATGTTGGTAAAAGATGCAACCGATGATTTATTTAGATTTAAAAAACTTGGTCATATTACTACAAATGATAAATTAGTTAAAAAAATAGATGGTAATTTAGTAGAAGTTGATATAACTTCAATTGAAGTAGTTGAAGATACTGTTGAAATTGTTACTATCGATGTAGAAACTCAAGATACATATTTAATAAATGGATATGTAACTCATAATAAAGGTGGAAACTCTCATAGTGATTTGACAGCACCATCTGCACCTACTAATTTAGCATATACTGAAGTTAATGCTCAAAATCATAATATTACATGGGATGCTGTAAGTGGTGCAACTGCATATAGATTACAAGTAGATAATAATTCTGATTTTTCATCACCAATTATTGATGCTGATGAATATAGTACAACTACTTATAATGTAGTAACTGCTTTAGGAAGTGGGACATTTTATGCTAGAGTAAGAGCGATTGACCATGGTTTAAATAGTTCATGGACAAGTTCATTAACTATTACGAGATAATTTTTATGTTTTGAAAAAAACTATATATTTATATATATAAGAACTATAAACAAAATATATCAAAATGACAAAAGAAATTAAGTTTACAGAAGAAGAAGTTCAACAAATCAATAAGTTAAGACAAGATGTTTCAGCAATATTTACACAGCTAGGACAACTTTCTATCGAGAAAAAAAGAAGAATAGATGAGTTGACTGAGATTGAAGAACAACTATTAGTACAACATAAACAGTTACAAGAGCAAGAACAAACATTGTTTAAAGGATTGAATGAAAAGTATGGTGATGGTAATTATAACCCAGAAACTAATACTTTTGTTCCTGCAAATTTAGAAGAGAAAGATTCTGAATAGATTAAATAATGTTTTTGAAAAACTATTTTATATTTATATGTGTACATTTACACAACGTAATTAACAAGGAGTAATAAAAATGGCAGAAAAAATTGTATCACCTGGTGTATTCACAAGAGAGAATGACTTATCTTTCTTAGCACAAGGGATTGGTGAAATCGGAGCAGCAATAATTGGACCTACTAAAAAAGGACCTGCTTTCGTACCAACCGTTGTAAATACACAATCAGAATTTGAAGAAATATTCGGAACACCTGATGGTTCGTACTATACAGGATATACCGTACAAAATTATCTAAGAGAAGCTGGAACTGTAACGATTGTTCGTGTTGGACATATTGGTGGATATACTCACCAAAGACCTTTTGGTATCGTAATTAGTGGTTCTGACGGAGGAGAAAAATTAGTTGGAGTTTTACATGCAACTCACACTGGTGATGAATCAGTTGGTGTTATTGCAGATGCTGAAACAGCAGCAAATTTAATTGATTCTCAACCATCTGCATCAGCATTCTATATTAGTGGTTCAGCGTTAGGAACAGAATTATCAGCATCTGTACTTCCAAGTGCAGGAAATGATATTTCCGATGTATTTGGTGAATCACCAAGAGGTTCTAAAAAGGCTTATGTTTATAAGTACTTTGAAAAAGCAGCTGGTGACCAAACAAACTATATTGCACAAAGTGGTTCTCAAGTAATCGCTTTAGAATTGGGAGAACAAGTTTTCACACAAGATATTCAACATGCATCAACTCCTTGGATACAATCTCAGTTAATTTCTGGTGAAAGACATGACCTCTTCAGATTCCATACTATTGGTGATGGTACAAATTATAACAAAGAATATAAAATTGGAATATTTGGTGTAAAAGCCGCTGGTACTAATAATTCTACTGATTACTCAACTTTCTCAGTTGCTGTTAGAGGATACTCTGATACAGATAAGAGACCTGTAATCTTAGAAACATATAATAATGTTAACTTAGACCCTGCTTCACCAAACTATATTAAGAAAGTAATCGGTGATAGAAATCTTGTTATCGATGCGAATGGAAAACAAACAGAAAATGGTGATTATGTAAATCGTTCTAAGTTTATTAGAGTAGAAACTAAGGCAGAGGGTACATTCCCTGTAACTGCTGGACCATTTGGACATGGTAAGTATTTATCACCAATCTCTGGTTCAGATTCAATCACTCCTGGTGTAATATTCTCCACTGGTTCAAAAGATAACACATCATCTAATGGAGTTAAGTATAGTGGTATTGATTTGGAAACTACAACTATTAAAACTGATAATGCACATTTCTTATCACCAATTCCAACAGGAGCTGGAAATGGTTTAACTACCGTATTTGCATTTGATGGTACTGTAACGATTGATGGTGGTACTCACTCATTTGGATTCGAATTGACAGGTTCTGATTCAACTGATGTAAATAAGAGACAATTTGTTGTTGGTTTCCAAGAAGGATTCGATGGTGTATCTCCAACAACTGAAGTAGCACTTGCTGGTTCATCTGCTAACTTTGGTAGTGGTAACACTCAAGGATTCAATTGTTCTACTTCAACTTCAAGTGGTTCAGTTGCTTATGTAAAGGCAATTAACTCAGTATCTAATCCAGATGATTTTGATATTAACTTAGTATCAGTACCTGGTATTGTTCGTAGACATCACTCTTATGTATTTGATAAAGTGGTTGATATGGTAGAAGCAAGAGAAGATGCATTCTATATCGGTGATGTTGTTGGTGTAACTTACAACTCTGGTACAGGACAAGTTTCAACTGATAGTATTTCACAGGCAGTTGAACAGGCAAGTAACTTAGATTCTAACTATGTTGGTACTTACTACCCATGGGTTAAAACAATCGATTCAAGAACAAATAGATTAACTGCAGTTCCACCTTCAGTATTGATGCCTGGAATATATGCAGCGAACGATGCTGTTGCCGCTGAATGGTTTGCACCAGCAGGTTTAAACAGAGGTGGTATCGTAGGTGCTGTATCTGTATTAAACAGATTAACACATGCTGAAAGAGATACACTATATGAAGGAAAAGTTAACCCAATCGCAGCGTTCCCTGGTGAAGGTATCGTTGCATTCGGTCAGAAAACTCTTCAAGATAGAGCATCTGCACTTGATAGAATCAACGTAAGAAGATTACTTATCAAAGTTAAGAAGTATATTGCTTCTACATCAAGATACTTGGTGTTCGAACAAAATACGGCACAAACAAGAGGAAGATTCCTAAATACTGTTAATCCATATTTAGAAGGAATCCAACAAAGACAAGGTTTATATGCATTCCGAGTAGTGATGGATGAAACTAATAACACACCTGATGTAATCGACAGAAACATCTTGGCTGGACAGATTTTCTTACAACCAACGAAAACTGCTGAATTCATCGTGTTAGATTTCAACATTCTCCCAACAGGAGCTTCATTCTCGGCATAATTTAAAATAAAAAATAAAAAGGACTATATTTATAATAGTACAAATTAAGGAGAAAACAAAATGGCAGAAGTATTAGAATTTAACGATATGTTTTATACCAATTTTGAACCTAAAATGCAAAATAGGTTCATCATGGAAATTGATGGTATTCCTTCATATCTTATTAAAGTAGCAACAAGACCAACTATTCAGTTTGAAACTGTTGTTCTTGACCATATTAACGTTAAGAGAAAACTTAAAGGTAAAGGTGATTGGCAAGATGTAACCATGACACTTTATGACCCAATCGTACCTTCAGGTGCACAAGCTGTAATGGAGTGGGTGAGAACTTCTCACGAATCTATCACAGGTAGAGATGGGTATGCTGATTTCTATAAGAAAGATATCCAGTGTTATCTATTAGGACCTGTTGGTGATAAAATCGAACAATGGACTCTTAAAGGTGCATTTATTCAATCTGCGAACTTCGGTGGATTGGATTGGTCATCAAACGAACCTACTTCGATTGAACTAACACTTTCTTACGATTATGCTATCTTAGAATTCTAATATTGCTCCAACTTATTTTTTATAAAGAAAAAAGTTCTCTTAGTGAGAACTTTTTTTGTGTCTTTTTTTCAACTTTTTAAAAAGTATATATTTATATAAAACAAATTAAATTAAAGTTATATGGCAAATTACGATTTTCCTACTGAAGTGATAGCACTCCCATCACAAGGTAAATGTTATCCTGAAGATAATCCCCTATCTTCTGGTCAAATTGAAATCAAGTACATGACTGCGAAAGAAGAAGAAATTCTTGCTTCACAGAATCTTATTAGAAAGGGGGTGGTACTTGATAAGTTATTCGAATCAATTATAGTTGATAAGAAAATTAATATCGATGATATTATATTGGGGGACAAAAATGCTATAATGTTGGCAGTTCGTATTTTGGGTTATGGTCCAGAATATACTGTTCAGGTACAAGATGAAATGGGTGATACTCATAAAACATCTGTTGACTTATCAAAAGTACAAACAAAAGAAACTGATTTAGAACTACTAAATAGAGAAAACTCTTATACATATACCACTACAACAGGAGTAAATCTTCAATGGAGAATATTAACTCATGGTGATGAAAAGAAAATTGATGCTGATATTAAAGCATTAAATAGATTAAATCAAGATGCACCATCCGCTGAATTAACTACAAGGTATCGATATATGATTACCTCTGTTGATGGTAAAGAAGATGTAAAATCAATCAATGATTTCATCAACAATAAGTTTTTAACAAGAGATACAAGAGCATTCCGAGAAAATGTTAGGAAACACCAGCCTGATATCAATATGGAATTCCCTTTCACTAATCCAACTACTGGTGATACGGAGGTGAAGCCCATTCCAATGGGTGTGGGGTTTTTTTGGCCTACCGACTAATTACTCAGTCATGCTCCATAAGCAAATTTTTGAGTTATGTTACTATGGTAATGGATTCACTCAAGAAGGAGTTTATAGGTTACCAGTACATATCAGAACGTTTTATTATAAACAACTTGCTGAGGCTAAAGAAAAGGAAGAAGAACAACTTAAAAAAAGTTCTAAATCTACAAATTCACAAGCTAAAGGACCAAATGTAAATGTGAGGAAGTAAATTCCTCACTTTTTTTTTAGACTATATTTATAGTAGTATAGATGTGGAGTATAAAAATATGAAAAAACTTACAACGGAACAAAGGCAAGTAGTTAAAGATTCTTTAACAAAAAAGTTTAATCTTCCAGAAGGACTTATAGATACATTATTTAAACGAGGTTTGAGTAAAAAACTCAAAGGTGATAAAGAGTTTGCAAAATTAGGAAAAGATTTAGATGATGCCTTCACTGCATTAAGAAAAAAAGCAGAAGAAAGAAAAAAACAAGGAAAACCAATTCCTAAAGCGTGGCAACGTTTATTAAACTAATATAAAGGAACTGTATTAGATGGCTGAATCGTTAAAGCAACAAAAAGAGAGAATTAAATTAGAACAGGAATATCAGAACGCTCTGAAAGTTTCCCAATCTCTTATAGCCGATATTCAATCGGATATTGATTCAGAAATTGATTATAGAACAAAATTAGGCCAAAAAATAAAAGAGTTTAATAGTGAATTGAAATCATCGGTTAGTGGACTGAGTGATTCTGCATCAATTACACAAGAAATTCAAAGAATAGAAGCTGAAAAAGATAGAATAGCTTCATCTCATTTTGGTAAAAATAAAGCAATTGGTGATGCTAAAATAGGTATATTAGATACTACCTTAGCTACATTACGAACAGAAGAAAAACTTGCTCAAAATACAGAAGCTGTAAATAAAGCAGCACAACAATACCAAGAATCAATAGGAGGTGCTCTTGATAAAATGACAGGACACCTTAATCAAGTACCTGTTCTTGGTGGAATGTTAGGTTCACTTGCTAAAAAAGGAGCAGATGGAATCAAAAACAAATTAGGTAAAGCAGCAAAACAATTTACAGTCGATTTTAACGATGGAATGAGAGAAGGTAAATCTCAAGCCGCTGGATTAGCAAACGCTATGAAGAAATCAGCTGGTGCTGTATTTAAATCTATATTCTCTTGGAGAACTGCCATGGTTGGGTTTGTTGCCCTACTTGGAATGAGTTTACTCACCATGGATAAAATGCAAAAATCCACAATTGCATTTAGACAAGAAACAGGAATACTCAACGGACAATTTGAAGGTATATCATCCAAGATAGGAACTGTATCAGGAATTGCTCAAGGTATGGGTGGTTCACTTGAAGATGGTGCAAAAGCAGCTGGAGCAATGTTTAACGCCTTTGGTGGTGTTGAGGATGTAAGTTCAGCGGTACTAAATAATACTACCAAATTAGCGGTAGGTATGGGATTAAGTGCAGATGCTATTGGTAATGTAAATAAATTATTCCAAAACGCATTCGGACAATCACAAGACCTTGCTCAGAACATGGTTAACATAACCGTTCAAGCTTCAAACTTAGCAGGAGTACCTGCAGATAAGGTATTGAAGGATATGGCGGAAAGTTCTGAAGAAGTTTACACTTACTTCAAAGGTTCACCACAATCTTTACAGAAGGCAGCAATTCAAGCAGCTAAATTAGGTACATCAATTAAACAAGCTGCTGGTGTTGCTAAGGGATTACTTGATTTTGAATCTTCTATTAATTCAGAATTAGAAGCAAGTGCAATATTAGGTACAAATCTTAACTTCAATCAAGCAAGATATCTTGCAGCTCAAGGTGATGTTGTAGGAGCTCAACAAGCAACTTTAAAAGAAGTAAGTAAACTTGGTGATTTAACAAAACTTAATGTTTATCAACAAGAAGCTCTTTCCAAAGCAGCAGGAATGCCAATTGGAGATATGATTAACCAACAGAGAATCCAAAAACAACTTGGTAATTTAAAAGGTAAAGATTTAGAAGCAGCTCAAGCTTTAATATCTTCGGGTAAAGATTTATCCAAACTGGATAAAGCTCAATTACAAGATGCATTGAAAAAACAAAAAACTACCAATGAAATGAACACATCTATGGATGTACTAAAAGGTCAATTGGCAAATATCGGTATGCAGGTAGGTCAATTATTAATGCCTTTAGCTCAAGGTTTGATGAAGTGGATAAATGATGGTGGAATGAAAATACTAAAAGGTGGTATTGAGAAGGTACAAACTGCATTCGATAAAATGGGAGACTGGTTTACTGCAAACAAACCATCGATTATGAGTTTTATTGATGGAATGAAAGAAGGGTTTGGTGTTGTTAAAGATGCTGTAATGAAAGCATACGATATTATAAAACCAGCATTTGATTGGATAGGTGATAAACTTGCAGGACTTAGTGGAGAAGAAGCGGGTAGTGCAGGTGGACTTGGTAAAAAGATAGTTGTATTAGGAGCCGCCTTTATGGGATTAAAATTAGTATTTCCATTATTAAAATTAATAGGTGGTGGTATATTTGGTATAGGAAAAAATCTACTCAGTCTTGGTAAAACAACAACTAAAACAGCATCAAGTAGTGGAGGATTTTTAAAAACATTAGGTAATGGTATTAAATCAATCGGCCAAGGATTGGGTGGAGCAATTAAATCTATTGCATCTGGTTTAGGTGGAGCAATGAAATCTATTGGTAGTGGTATTGGAGGTTTAATATCTGGTATATCAAGAGGTATTGGTACTGCATTGAATGTTATAGGAAAAGGACTTGGTGGATTCTTAAAAGGATTATCAGGTGGATTGGCATCATTAGCAAATCCAGCAGCTCTAATTGGATTAGCAGCAATTACATTAGCATTTATTGGTTTAGCGGCCGCCATGAGAATTATGGCTCCTGCACTTGAACCATTAGGTAAAATGTTTAAATCTATATTTGAAGGAATTGCCGCTATTGTAGTTCCTGTAATTGAAATACTTGTAAATGGATTTGTACAATTAGCAGATGTAATAGGAAATACTATGATAGGTATGATGGAGGCATTTGCACCTATCGTAGAAACGGTAGCTGGAGCTTTTGTATCAATTGCAGAAGTAGTTGGAGAAACAATCATAGGTGTATTTGATTCTATTGGTAATACACTTGGAATGATAGTAGAAAAATCAGGTAAAGCAAGTGAAGTAGCTGCTATGGCAGTAGCAATCACTGCTCTTGGTGGAGCACTTGCGGTCTTTGGAGTTGGAGCTGGAGCAGGTGCAGCCGCTGGTGGTATCGGAAATGCGGTTGGTGCTATTGGTAATAAATTTGCAAGTTGGGTGAGTGGTGAAGAACAACAACCAACAGGTCCTCTTGCAATGTTAGAAAAATTAATAACATTTGGACCAGGTATTACAACATTTTCAAGTCATTTAGTAACATCAATAGAAAATTTTGATATCTTTTTAGAAAAAGTACAATCCTCTATAACTCCTATTCAATCACTAACTCAAGTACTCAATGAGTTCTCAACTGCAATGTTTGGTGTAGCTATGGCAGCCAAAGGATTGGATGTTAAGAATATAGGATTCATCACAGGTATGGCTGGAGCAGCAACTGGTGGTAGTGCTAAATTACCAGAACTTGTTTCAAAATTAGCTGAAAAAATAGGATTAATTGAAGGTGGTAAGGGAGATAATAAAGAATTATTTAAAAAATTAGATGAATTAAAAGATGCAGTATTATTAGGTGCTTTAATTGAAATGGATGGTGAAATATTAACTCGTGGTGTACGAGCTAGAAGTGAAGCAAAAGATAGAGTAAATTATGCAAGTAGGTTGTTATCATAATGGAGAAATAAGATGCCAACGATATTAGAATTATTTAAAAATAAAGAATTAAATTTCCCTGGTGGTTCAACTGCTGATGGGTTGGTAGATTCTGCTGCTGAAGAAAATAGAGGTGGATTTAAACAACAAGTAACAAACTTCGTTCAACAAGAACTTACTGGTATAAGAATAAAATCTCTTGTAGATGTAAATAACCCACTTATATATGGTAATCAGGCAGTAAGAATAGCTCAAAGAACTACACCTGATAAAGATGAAATGAAAGAGGGTCGTGGTGTTAATAATGCTGGAGGAGGGTTAAATCTAAATAAAGGTATTAGTGCCGCTAGAGATGCTGTTAATACATTTCTTGGAATACCAGAAACCATGTTGCCATCGAGAATTATTAAATTAGATGGAGCACAAGATGCTATAAAAGGTAGTGGTACACC